TACATAGTAGGAGAGCCAAGGCGTGGCAAGAAGGATATAGAATTTAAAATGCCCTCGTAAGATTTGTTCCTTAATTTATTTCCAGTATCAGTATGAAAGACCTCAAAGCAGGCGTTATCTAACACTTCTCAATCCATACCTGATAACCAGATTCAATCATTGTGTATTCGCCTTTACAGAGATTAAGAACGCAATCCACGCCCCTCTTAGGCTCTCTGTACTCTCCTCCACCATAATTCCAGAGGTAGTCATCAAATGCCATCACCCCACCTGATTCCAGGTGCCTGAAGCCATTCAAGCCATCTATAGCGGTCTGTAGGGCTGTGTGATCCCCATCTATGTATATGAAGTTATATGAACTAGCGCCTCTTAAGAAGAACTCATCGCTGGTCATCTTATGCTTTAGGATCCTTCCATCCTTTGGGAATCTTGAATCGTAGTAAGCCTCTACTGAAGAAAAATCCAGAGATTCATGGGCGACTTCTTCACTGCCCTCCCAGGTATCTACATCATCTAGATATTCAATCTCCCGATTAGTAAGTAGCCACTGCGTGGCGTCCCCTGTGTAGGTGCCGATCTGTAGTGCACGAAGTGGGACACTTGGCACATGTCTAAAGTATTTCTCTACATCCTTAAACCAGTTAGGAAACATTAGACAAACAACTTCAGATTATTAAGGCATCCATTTACATACTCTTCAGTCATAGCATGATCGTCTAATAGGTGTTGGAATAAAGTTTTACTTTCATCTTTGCGTCCAATCCACCATCCAGCAACAGCCTTCTCAAACAATAAACAATAAGTTCCGTTGTATTCAACATACCCTGGAAGTGATTGGTTGTAAGCATTGGTTGCAAATAGTAAACCTAACTCTGCGTAGGTGTAGCACTCTTGATACTCCTTATTGCGTTCTTTAATTCTAGACAGTAGGAAGTACGCCTCTGGTCTATTTGGTAGATATGCAATAGCCTGCATGATGTTGTTGTAAACAGTTTTATTTCTTTCTCCCTGAGCACCAAAACACAGAGCCATCTTTAACAGAGAGGTGTAGGTAATCAGTGAGTGCGTCTTGTATCCGTATTCAGCCGCTCTTAAGTAGAACCCTGCCGCTGATGCATACTGCGACTGGTTCTCATATGCAGCAGCAAGATTAAAATTGTTCTCTACATCCTGTGGATTTTCAGCCAATTTTAAAGTTAACTCTTTAATGTCCATAAGACATGGCCTCCGTAATCATTTCATTTACAACTTTTTTTGGAACCTCAAGAACAAAGGCACAGTTATCTTGAACGCCAAAAGTTAGTACTAGGTTCTTTTTTATAACTGCTGCGCCAACGCAAAATTCAATTGGCGTATCTAAGAATGAAAAGGAAGATGTAAGTCCAACAAAATTAAACTCTTTATCCCAGACAATCATTCGATGTCTATATGTTGAATCCTTTTGATTTAAATAATTTTTCCACAACTTAACTTCGTGAGTAAACGCAATGTAATAATCGCCCCAAGCAATTACGTTTGTACCACCACGTTGATCAGGAAAAATTGGCGGAGTTTCTTTTACCAGTACCTGCTCACACTCAGACTTATCAGGATTAGCCTTAACAATCTCCGTAGGCATAGCCCATTTAACAAAGTGATAAGGCATATCAAGGATAGGCATCCAATTCTTTTCACAGTAAGAATTAAAATCAACAGGAGGTGGAATACGAACTCGTTGAACTTCGGTGGCTGTCCAGTTAATTTTATCTAATTCAATCTTGGAGTACTCCATGCGACCTTGCCCATTGGGCGTGGTATCACGCCGTACCCCAATCAGGTAGTAGTTGCCATCCCATTGCGTGATGCGGACATCCTCTTCACCAACAAACTCCCAAATAGGCGGAACATCTAACTTAGAGTAATCAACCTTAGTAAAATTAATTAAGTTGTAATCCTTATCAAGACGGCCTAGGTAGTTGGTCGTAACTAGCCGTTGGTCTTTTTCAGGATGTAGGTAAGAGAGTGGACCCCAAGGACTAAAGAATCTTTGATCTTTTTCAGAATGGTATAAGGTGTAATTTACATGCCTAATATTTATTAAAATATCTTCATCATCATCGACAAAAATAGATGGGTTCATTAAGCCCATACCATAGGTAATTGAGTGGGGTAGAATTAAAGGCGCTAATTTGCCCCCTTGAGAAACCGATTTATGCACCAAATTCATGGGTTCACATTAGCATAGGTTTAGGACACACAAACTTAAAAAAAGCCTTAACCTATCCGCTATACCTCCCGAAAGGAACAGTAACTTATGGCTGTAACCTCCAAGGTCCTAGCAAGAACTGCTGCAGCGACCTCAAGTACAACCCTTTACACAGTGCCAAATTCAAGCACTACAACAGTAGTCACAAACATTGTTATTAGTAATAACGCAGCATCAACTTCAACAGCAACAATAACCATAGATGGTGTAAACGTTGTTCCAAGTGTATCTATTGCTGCTAATTCAATATTTTCATTTGACTTAAAGCAAGTGATTCCTGCAAATGCAACACCTAAAGTAATTGCTGGACTTGCATCTACAACATCAGTGCTTTTTCATATTAGCGGAGTGGAGATAGTCTAGTGGGAATTTCAATCTTTCCAATTCCAGTTGCAGCCGCTGCGGCTGATCAAAATGCTGAGGTTTCAGCAACTATTCCTCTTTCATTAACTACCTATAAAATTGTTGGTACATTCAATACTGGAACTTATACAATTACAACAAGTCCAGCAACTTCTAACGCAACTGTTACCTTTTTTTCTGCAACTAAATCAGAAACACCAGCAACTACATCAGGTGGAACTGTTTCATACGCACTTGGAACTGCGTCAACAGGTGCCTATATACAAACAAGTACTGGAACTGACGTAGTAGTTAGTATAAGTTTAACTGCCGCAACACTTACTCCAGCAGGACTTAGTGGAACTCTAGATACTATTACAAGTTCTGGAACTTATACTCACACTGGATTACTATATGTTTGTGCAGTAGGCGGAGGCGGAGGCGGTGGTGGTGGACTTACCTCTAATAACACAGTTGGTTGCGGCGGTGGCAAGGCTGTACCTGTTGCAAAATTAGTTTATGCAAGCAGCAGCACCAGCGTAACTATCGGTGGTGGTGGTGATGGGTGTGGAACTGCAGGCAATACAAATGGAAACGGTGGTGGTACCACTAACTTTGGTAACCTTGTTTCATCTAGCGGTGGCGGAGGAAATACTTGGTATGCACCTGCTTCACCTGCTGAAGGTGGCGGTGCAGGATCCCCTACAGGTTCTGGAACTGCTAACTCTGTTCTTACAAAAACAATTATAGATGGTACAAATGGCGGAGGCGGAGGCGGAGGAAACTCAGATGCTCCTGCAGGCAGTGGCGCTGGCAGTGGAATTGGTGCTGGTGGAAATGGTGGAAACTATCCTGGTAACGCTGGTAATAATGGAACTGGTTATGGATCAGGTGGCGGTGGCGGAGGACGTAACACATCCTATGGTGGAAACAATGCTGGCGGTATCGGTGGCCCTGGTGTTATATATATTCTACGTGGCTTCTAAAGAAAAGAGACTGTACACATGAAAAAATTTGCAGTTTTAGATAATCAAAATACAGTGGTTAATGTAATTATTGCTGAAACCCTTGCTGCTGCTGAGAGTAGTTCTAACGCATCTTGTGTAGAAGTATTAACCAACGTAGCGGTTGATATTAACTATACCTACAATGCTCAATACGGCAGATTTATTGAACCAAAACCTTTTGATTCTTGGGTCTTAAATCAAGAGACTTTTTACTATGTTCCACCAGTTGCATACCCAACAGATGGCGGTATATACTCCTGGAATGAATCTTTATTGGAATGGGTTGAAGTATAATAAATTTAAATTAAATTTTAAAGGGGCGAAAAATTAAAATTAAATTTATAAATAAAACACAGGTTGAATTAGATCCTCCAATTCCTGCTTCAAAATTTATACCCGATTGGTATAAAAATTTAGACTCATACCTTGGTAGTAACACTAAAACTTTAAATTTTGAAGGTAAGACTACGGCTACTTTAAAACGTTGTATGCCTGTTTTTGATGCACTTACATCTGGATACATTATTTTGTCTCCAGTAGATGTGTTTGTAACTATAAAAGATGGTGAGCAATGGTTTAATTGGCCAAGCGGAGATATAATATCTTTTCATAATTTTCAACAAGCACCTACCCATCCTGACGGGCACTTTAATAGGAGTTATCCCAAATGGCATAATCCTTGGGCTATAAAAACACCTAAAGGATATTCAACTTTATTTGTTCAACCATTTCACAGAGAATCAGTATTTACTATCCTTCCAGGAATTGTAGATACAGATACCTATTTTAATAATGTAAATTTTCCATTTGTAATGAATGACGTAACCTTTGAAGGACTTATACCAAAGGGAACTCCAATTGCTCAAGTAATTCCTTTTAAAAGAGATTCTTGGAAAATGGAAATAGGGTCTACAGAAGATCAAAAATCTTCACATCAAATTCGATTACAATTGGAAAGTAAATTTTTTGATATTTATAAAACTATGTGGTGGAATAAAAAGGAGTATAAATAATAAATGATTACGTCTGGTTTTAAAAATACTGAAGAAAGTTTGTCTATTGCTTGGTGTGACAATGGTTTAGTAGATGGTAAATTTACAGAAGGATTAGCCCATCTCGTTCTTTATCTTGGCAAATCTGATTTAAAATTAAATGAAATCTTTAGAGTTCAAGGAAATCAAATTAGCAGACAACGTCAAATAGTTTTTGATCATTGGATTAAAAATACAACAACTGATTGGTTATTTTGGATAGACTCTGATGTATATGTATCTATTGATAATTTTAAATTACTTTGGAATACAGCGCATAAGATAGAAAAACCTATAGTAACTGGAGTTTACTTTGTTTCAAAAAGTACGGACTATGAAGTAATGCAACCACTTCCTGTTATATTTAATAATATTGATGAAAAAACAATTGAATACATACATCCTCTTCCAGAAAATCAAGTAATAAAAGTTGATTCTTCGGGTATGGGGTTTGTTCTTATGCATAGATCGGTAGGCATAACTTTACAAAACAAATTTTTGAATGAACCTGTTTTTGCTGAAAAACTTGGATTAAATAATGATTTTGTTGGTGAAGATATTGCTTTTTTTAGAAAGGTAAAAGAGGCTGGAATTCCAATTTATGCTCACACTGGAGCCACTGCAAAACATATGAAGAGGTTTCCTTTAGACATAAACTATTATCAAGCCTACTGGAATATAAAAAAACCTGAATAATTCAGGCTGTAACTATTGACGCTTGCCTTCACAATTGACCTATGCGTGGTTCAAAAGTCCAAGGACGATTTAAAATAGGGTTTGAGACCCTCTCTATGGATGAGGGCATGATTGATGAACTTCGTGATCCTGTTGGAACTATTGTTAATTGGTGGACTTGGGATGATGCAGCCCTTGCCGCAGATTATGGAAACTACGTAGATCCAATCTACGATGTATCAAATCAAGATCCTGCTAAGGGTCGTAGATGGAATGATCCATTTGATCTGCCCGTAATTTTGGCGCAATTAATGCGTGGTACAAACGTAATGAATGAACGAGGATTCTACGTAGTAGATACTCTTCGTCTTGTTGTATCTGTAGCAGATATAAATAGATTGCTCCCTGCAATGATCACAGACCCAAATCAACACATTAAGGATCGTGTCGTATTCCAGGATGAAGTATTTGTTCCTACTAGAGTCTTACCTCGTGGAAGATACGCCGAACGTTACTCAGTAGTAACTATTGATTGTAACCTAGTAAGCCAGGAGGAGTTAGTCAACGATCCTCAGTTTCAAACCTACACAAATTAGTTGTGGGAAACTTTGAAGAGTTATTAGACCCATCCCTCTTTGAGTTTGATAGAGTAGAATTAGATGACCAAGTAGAAGAGGATGATGATGGCAACTAAAAAATCTAAAGGCAAAGTAGAAAAGGTTATGAAGGAATACAAAGAAGGCAAACTTCATAGCGGTAAGAAGGGTCCTGGTAAGGGCCCAGTTGTTAAATCAAAGAAGCAAGCAGTTGCGATAGCAATGAGCGAGTCAGGAATGTCAAAGAAAAAAAAGAGTAAGTAATGGCAAAACGGCGCAGGAACATCGGAGCACGGGCTGGTAAGCAGCCTCAAAAGAATATTCAAACAAATGTCACTGAGAGTAAGTATGCGTCTGGTGGCGCTGGATTAAAGCGAAAGAAGGGTGGCATAGTGAGAAAACCTAAAGCCCCAATCCGATACAAGCATAAGAAGTCGGTGGCATGATGGCAGATAAGAAGAAGCCAGAGAAGCCAGTAACACTAGGCATTGGAGTTCCTGGAAAGAAGGCC